TCACCAACGATATCACCTACAGGTCCTAGTACGTTTAGGGTTACGTCTTTCTTGTAGAAGTCTGAGTATCCAGCACGGCCAGTTACTGATTCGTATCCTAGACGAGCCCACTCCATAACTGCCTGAGCACCTGAGGGAGTGATTGGATCGTAAAGGTTTAGAGTCATGTTCTGCCACTCTCTTTTACCACGGATTTTTCTGTAAGTGTTGATGTGGTCAAGCTTGATAACACCATCAGTGAATGAAGGTGAAGTTGCACTCTTAACCAAGTATGATGGAATTCCATCGATGTACATGATAAACCTGTTAGCTACCTTCGGCTCGAAGGCGGTGAACATGATTTCGTTTGGATCTAGTACTGGCATTTTGCTGTCTGATTATTTAATTATAAATAGCTTATACGTTAAATGTTGCTCCTGTAGGTTGAACTACGAAGTCAAGTACGATGAATTCCGCAGTCTTGGTAGGTTGGATGAAGATCTGACCTACTAACTGGTTTCTATCGATAACGTCAGCAGTGTTGTTGGTGTCGTCCATTACAACTCTGTAAGCGTACAAGCCTTGGCGCTGTACTACTGTGTCTAAGTAAGGATTTACTAGAGCAAGGAATCTGTTACGAGTTGTGATTGTGTTCTGTTCGAATACTAGGTTGTTAGCCTGATCACCAATGAAGTTCTTAAGGTTGATAAGTAATCTTCTTACGTTTACTCTGTCTAGAGCTGAAGACTTAGTCTGTAAAGTCTTCTGACCGTAAGCAACTACTCCTGTTCCTGGGAATGTAGCAAGTGGGTTAACTTTGGCTAAGTAAAGAGTGTCTCTGTCTGATTGAGAAAGCTTTCTTGCTGCCATAGTCACGCCTGGGATACCACCTCTTAGTAGGCCTGCTGGTGCGAACCATTCAGCACCTACTTTGTCGTTGAAGGCAAATACACCGCCTAATACTGTAGAGGCTGGAGACCAGATGTCTCTTCCTAGTTCCTGACTTCTAACTTTAACCCAAGGCCAGTAAGTGGCTGCGAATGAGCTGTTAAGTGCAGAAGCTTGAGTAGTTGCACCTGTTAATGTACCTGCGTAAGGAACGGTGTCAAGAATATAGATTAAATCTCCTCTTTCTTCTGCAAGGTCTACAAAAGCCCCTACTCGTGAAGAGTGTACGCTATCGTAGATACCTGGGGTTAGAAGTACGTTGAATTTGTACTCGTCTCTGTTCCCTAGAGTTAGTTTAGCAAGAGCGTAAGCACTGCTATTAGAAGGATCAATACCTTGTGATTCTGTTGCAGATGGAGCTGATGATCCGAATGCTGCAGCTACGTTGTTGAATAGGGTACCAGTTGCTCCTGTGAATGAACCGTGAGCTGAACCAGAAGCTCCTGCTAGTCCTGCAGCGAAGTATGGAGTGTAGGCTGATTTAGCAGTACCTTTGTTATCAAAGTAATCTGGGGTCTTAACTGCTACAGAGTCTACGTAAACGTACTTAGAAGCGTTTTGGTATTCTCCGTTGATTGATACAGCTCCGTCTACACCTACTGTTTTGTACATATCACCGATCTGCTTAGAAACGTAGTTTGGTGATTTAGGGTCAAGAGATAGGTTAGAGTAAGACTCGAGAATGATTTTATTTCTTTCGTTATCGTCACCTCTTCTAACTACAAGCGAGAAAGTACCGAGAGAAGAATTGGCAGAAGTAATCTCCCATCTTACATTATCTACTGAACCTGTACCAAGTGCGTTGTTGCTGCCTACGCTACCGCTGTTGTTCATGATCGTACCCTCGCCGATAGTAGCAAGAGTGAAGAGCGTTGTACTAGCACTTGCTACAGTAGCAGTAGCAGGAGAGAACGACTGGTCAGATACTCTGGTTACTAGAAGGCTTGTACCGCCCTGCTCGAAATACTTCTCGGCAGTTAATGCAGTGAAGTGTGAGTAGTAGTCGCTACCTGATTTGAATGAGCCACCGAATACGTTTAAGTACTCGCCATATGAACGAACTACAGTCGGGATGCTAACAGGACCTCTTGCGGTAGGTCCTACAAGCGCTGTAGAAATTTCAGCAGCAGCTGGGGTTACGAAAGACAGGTCATTCTCTCTTGAAAAAACGCCTGGTGATAAAATTCTTTCTGCCATTTTGATGAAAGGTTAATTGATCTTAATATAAATATGTGTCTTTAGTACAAACCATTAGTTTCTCAAATAGCCATCGACGTAGGTCAAGCTTCCGGTTACTACCATTAGAGGACGTGAATACCTAGCCTGACTTCCTGTAGTTTCTACTACAGCGTTGTTGAATGTATAGGTCCTTAGTTGAGGGGTTGCTGTTTCTGCAGGTTTATCGCGTAATGCTATATCTCCCCAGGTCTGGTTAGGAAGGTAGCTACCGCTTGTAAACGTAATAGAAGCAATAGAGCCTGAGAAATAACTATTTTTAGCTGGAGATCCTCCAATATAGAAGTGTGTATTATTGGTAGTATTAAAATTTGGGTTTATCTCAATTGGGAAGCTTGTCTTGTTTCCTACTCCTCCAAAAGTCATTATATTCCCTTTCAATATAACAAAAGTAGAAGCGACGTATATTGGGTTCATTCTATTTGCATAATAGGTATACTGATTGGTTGTATGTTCAGCATATCCAGCTGCCTTAGCCCAGCCTAGATCTGTGCTTGTATACCAGGTATAAGGTACTGTTTGTCCATTTAAGGTAGTTACGTCGTGAGTCATCTCTAAATAGAGAGTAGGACCTATTGTATAAAGTTCTAAAGATTGACTCATTGCACTTCCACTGTAGGTATGAAAGATTGTACGGCGGGTGTTGTCTGAGAAAAGTACCGGTTTGAATACTAGTGCAATTTCAATCTGGTTGTTAGCAGCTCTTCCAGTACCTGCCTCATTACCTCCTACTAGGGAAGCTGATAGGGCAGTTGCTCCGTCGAAGAATGCTGCCTTCTTAAAAATTGAAGGTGTTGTTCCGGAACCCTGTGAGGTGTCTGATCCTTGTGATGAACCGCCTGTAGTTGGGCCGGCCGGAGGTGGTGCTAGCGTAGAGACAGCAGGTCTGCTGATAGGCTGTGCAGCCTGTCCGCTAGTAATGGTACGGGCTGCTCTCGATGTTAGATTAGAGAACTGTAGTCTGTACTGCTGTGCCTGTACAGAGCTAGGTTGTAATCCAGATTTTTTGTCTCCTAAAGCCATGTGGGGAAAGTTTTATATAAATAGAAAAAGAGGGCCGAAACCCTCTGGTGTGTGCATGGCATGCAAGTCGTTAAAAATACGTGTTATTTTGTAGTACTGTAAGGGAAGAGATTATTTAATTGCTCTTGTCTTTTCTTGCATCCGCAGTCCGGAATACCGACTGCATGAGTTACTGTTTCTACAGCCTTTGCAATTCCTGTTACCTGTGTTACTTTTGCGATTGAATCGCCGAGTCCTTTTGATTCCATAACTTAAAAAATATTAAATTGGTGCTCCTTCAGTTCTAGGGGCAGTCCACTCTTCGGTAGCTAGGATTGCTAGAATCTCAGAATGATTATATTCCGTTACTACGTCGTAGTCCAGAAAGTCCGGACGGCCGTAAGTTCCGGCCAGAGTCACAGAGGTCCTCTCCTCACCGGTTTCAATGTCGGTAAAGGTGTGGGTGATGTCCTGGGGTATGATATTGATTTCATACTTGATGAAGGTCTTAGAACCGTCTACCGAATGCCGGAGGCTTTCAGGGGAAGATTCCATTACTTGACTGAAGTCGATGTTGGTTACTTCGGTGACCGGGATGATCACCCAGCGCCTGTTTTCAAACATACTCATGGTTTTTTAGTTTAATTATAAATATCAATATCTTATATCTTATACCGGGCTCTATAAGTGCTAAAATTCTGTAGAATCTCTGAGGTTGTCAGAGCTCTATTGTACGTTTTAACTACTGGTATTTTTCCGTTAAAGAAGTAATTGTCCGGATCCCCTCCTACTCTGAGGGCTGAGCTTATAGTGACTCTGGAAGCGTGAGTGGTTCCGCTTAACGGGTATGTAATTTCTTTGTCTCCGTCCACCCAAATATCGTAGCTGCTTCCATTCCAGTTAAACAGTACGTGGTGGTACCCTACTGGACGGGCAGTTTGTGTAGAGGTCGCACCTCCTCCGTTCCAGATATGTATTGCTTCATTACTAAATCCACCTGTCCATGCTCCTAGGTGGACTCCGTTACTAGTTCCGTTCCATGAAATAGGAGTCTGGTAGGTTGAAGGTCCTCCAATAGCGGTGTCGTTCCCGGGAATAGCGTTGTTGTTGTACAGCACCATCTCCAGGCAATACATCTCCCCGCTACAGGCTGCTGTAATCGAATCGTTTGTGCCGTCAAACTCCATATTACCGGGTGAAACAAATGAAGCATTCGAAACGTCGAAAGTAAAACTGTTCTTTACATCCAATAAACTTCTAGTTGCTGTTCTTTCACCGTTTACAAAGGCTGTACTGTATGCCCTGTATTCAACTCTTGGGTTTTTCATGTAAAGGGTACCGCTTGATGCCATGCGGGGTCCGCAGCCTCCCGGGTAGACTAGCATTCTAAGGGTGCCGGCTCCGCCTGTTGGACCGGAAGTAAAAGTGAGGGTGCGCCAAACACCTACCTCCGAGTTTACATTAGTAGATCCTCCTAAGGCGTTTTCAAAAACAAGTAGAGTTGAGTTTTCCGGAAAGCCTGTAGCATCAGGAGTTACGTAGTAATCCATCGTGAAGGTTGCATAGGTTCCACCGGGTATTGCTAGGTCATTGCCGTGGTAGTGACATCCATTCGATCCTAGAGTGTACTTGTAGACTACGTCCCCGGGCTGTGTGAGGTAGTCCCCTATCATCTGCCCCCAACCCAGTCTCACAAACGTACCGTTTCCGTTTACTTCAAATCCAACGTTGTTGTCTGAGGCTGGGCCTGGTCCGGCTGTACCCGGGAGTGCGAACTTGTTGATGGTTGGTTGACCTCTAAAGCTGTTGATAGTATCTGCGGTATCATACCCGAGTATGAGTCCGTCGGTGACTGTTTTGCTGAAGCCTGCTGCTATTGCCATAACTATAAATATTTAGAGACCGTAACGTCCTTTGATTGCGTTGAAGTTTTGCTGGATTTCTGAGGCTGGTAGTGCTCTGTTATAAACTTTAGCTACTGGTACTTTACCGTTAAAGTAGTAGTAATTGTATTGGTAGTCCCATCTTCCTAATACTATTGGTCTGTTTGTAAATTTTACAGTTTTAGTTAAAACAAAAGTAGAATCTAAGGCACCATTAACATATAGTTTAACTGTATTTGAAGGCTGGTCGAAGGTCATTACAAGATGAAAAGGAGTCCCTATAGTAGCGGCATATGTTGTATATTTGGAATCATATTCTCTAGTATTGTCTGTGTATCCTATAGATATTCCTATTCTATTACTACTTATATGGTTAAGTCCAAAATTACTTGTATTAGCATAATCGTGATTTGAGATTATACCTGCTGGGGATTGTGGTCCTCCGGAGATTGTTGTTATAACTTCAAATGTCTGAGATCCGTTTAGTGTTATATTTTCAGAAGTCAGTATGTGGTCATCCGTACCATCAAAAGTTATTTGAGCATTTGCATCAAATGATACATTTGTTAGATCGATGGTTGATCTGCCGGTTAAGTCTTTGAGGCCTTGGGTGACGGAACGGGTTCCGGCGGTGAACTGGGTTGGATGTGTTTTTTCTTCAATCTGTGGGGCGGCGATATCGATCGTACCTAGTTGATTGTACCGGTATACTGTAACCTGAGAGATTGTACCGGTCATATCACTCCTACTATAAGAGTACTTATTCCAGTCTTGAGTAAGAGGTCCGTCACCAAAATACCACCACCCACCGTCAGGACCGGTTCCTGTGTATACATACATTAGGTAGGTACTAGAGGTAGCAGATCTAGATCGCATCCACACTGAGTAGGTAAAGGTTTTACCTGTAGCTGCAGTATTTGTAGTATTTCTAGGGTTTACAAAATAGCCACTGCTATATTGAGCAAACCCGATAACGTTAGTTTGAGGGGGGATATCAGACGTGATAACATTAGCATTACCGTCTGGTGAAATTACAAGATTAACCGTCGGCTCTCCTAAATACGAACGCTTGATATTCGCTAGATCATAAGCAAACACCAGTCCGGTATTATCTACGTACGGGGATATTCTACTTGCCATTACTTACCGAATCTAGATTTAGTCATGTTGTAGTTCTGTAGAATTTCTGAGGCTGTGAGTACTCGGTTGTATAGTTTAATACTAGCTCGTCTTCCGTAATGTTTCCATCCGTACAGGCTTCCGAATACTATTCCTCCTCCATCATACACAGCGGTTCCGGCAGTGTTAGGAGTACTTGCAGCACCCATGTAAATTCCGTCCATATAAAGTCCTACCTGACTAGCTCCTCTGTTCCAGATCATTGTACGAGCTCTCCAGGTGTTAGTCTGGTTAATAACTCCTGTTGAAATGTACACATCGTCTTCGTAGGATCCTCCTGAGTTACTGCTCATACCAAATCTTACAGAATTTAAACCATTGCCATGGTTCCAATCAAATCCAGTAGCGCCTCCTCCGTAAGCTATATCACTGGCTACACTACCTCCGTCTGCTTCCGGATAATCTACAGAATTAGTCCAGATAATTTCTTCAATAGTCCATCCGCCCGTGGTTGTAGTAAGTGCAGAATTTAAGCTAGTACTATGTGGAATACTAATTGTAAAAAAGTTAGATACGTTTCCAGAATTTCTTAAGTATCTTTGACTGGTAACAAATTCTCCATTGCTTATAGTTCCGTTATTACCGTTCCCGCTCACATCATACCAGGTAGCTCCAGATCCCGGATAAGATCTCACATTACCGGCATCCAGGGATAGTACCAGTCCTTCTCTTATAATATTCGGTCCTCTTCTAATTCCCATCTTATCCTATGTTAAAACGTGATTTAATCGCGTTATAGTTTCTTGCCACTTCGTCGGCTGTTAATGCTCGGTTGAAAATCTTTACAGACGGTACCTGGCAGGGTAGGTAAGAGTATACCGATTCGCCACCGCCGTCTACCTGAGCTTTGCTGATTCCGATATTGCCAGCGGATGGGGTCAGGCTAGGATTATACTCCTGAGTGGCGGTAGTAGCTGATCCATTCAAAGTACCGTTTGCATAAAGTTTTATAGTTCCTCCAGAGTAATCATTTACCAGTACTAAATGATGGTAGCGACCTGGTGTTAGATTAAACCCTGCAGTATTTCTATAAGCATCTGCTCCCCTGATATAGCCGTAGATTGTACATGCTGTACCGGAACTATTTCCGTACCAGTATAGAGCGGTTCCGCTGTAGTATGTAGCTCCTACTAAAACCCCAGCTCTAGTAGTGTTGTTGTAAAAGTTAGGAGGTGCAGCTGTAGGATATGCGTCAATCTTTACCGTACATTCAATAGTGAAGTTTGAAAGAGCCGGTAGGGTAGTCAAGGGGATTCCGGTATCAAGAGTATCGTCAGTTCCATCAAAAGTCATTTGAGCATTTGAGTCAAATGATACAGTAGATAGGTCGATTGTCTTATTTCCTGTCAAGTCTTTTAATCCCTGGGTTGCTGATCGGGTTCCGGCTACAAAGGGGGTAACGTGTGATTTGTATTCAACCTGCGGATTATATAAAGTTACAGCTCCTCCGGAATCAAAATTAATATCCAGAAAATAGTAAGGTCCGTCGTACGTACCCCGGGTACCGTATCCACCTAGCCTCCCTGATACGTTAGTTGAATAGTTTAAACCTGTTATGCCGGTATCACACCAGTCTATGCCTATACCACCTACTAAATTTTCGTAGTATACACTGCATGCATATGTTGCTCCGTTTATTAAATCCCCCTGGTTGGTATAAACTCTGACAGTACTAACTCCTGTTCCGTTATTTACAAACCTGTACTTTCCGTTGCCTAGATCAGTTCTAGTACATCTACCGTATATGTCAGTAGCTCCGTCTATAAGGTTATAAGCGCCGGCACTGTATAGCAAATTAACCGTCGGCTCTCCCAGATACGAACGTACAGTATTACCGGTATCGTAATGAAATACCAGACCGTCGGCAGATGTTTTAGGAGAGAAGAACATAGTTTGCTATTATAATTAGGACACCACCCATAAGCTCCACTGAGTAGTAGAAGCATAGACAGAAGATTCAGACCATCCTGCATATCCAACAACTGCTGTTTTTAACGGGTTACCTCCGTTAACTCCTATACCGAAAGCTGAGCCGGCTGTACCGTAGCTTAAAGCTCCTGTATTCCCTGTGCTTTCATCCAGAATACTTCCTGCTCTGATTCTACCGCCTGAGTTTCCAGCACCGCCTCCGTAGTGACCTTCGTGTTTAAGATCCATTCCGTACATATAGATTTCTGTTCCCATAGTAGCAGTAATACCTGCGTCAGCGCCTTGGACTGTCCTGTAGTCCTGATTCATTCCGTAGTGAGGAGTGCTTCTGTTTCCGGAATCATTCCAGCTTCGTTGCTGGGCTACTAGCATACTAGAAGCAGCAGTTGCTAACCTAAACGTTACTGGGTAGTTTGTAGCTCCTAGTTTAAAGTAAAATTCCGATAGAGGAACTGTATGGTAGCTTGCATATTTACTTGCTACGTTACTATTTAAATCAAAGTCTGATGTGTTTTGAGTGCTGCTATTCTCCCATAGGGCATTATCTGGAAGAAATCCGTTTCCTCCTCCTCCTTTCATAACACAGATCATACCTTTACCGGCATGAAACATTACTGGTGCCTGGAAGGTCGATCCTCCTATTGTAAACCAGTAGATACCGTCCTGGGCGTCTGGGTTTGCTGTTTTAATATCCGAAGCTGAAGAGGCAGGGTAGTTTTGAGTTCCTATGGTGATATTGTGAGGATATCTCTTAGCATAGTTCTTATAATTTTCTGCAATTTCTGCTGCTGTTAGTTCCCGGTTATACGTGTTGAGTACCGGTACAGTTCCCTTATGGTAATAGTTTGTAGAAGATCCATTATTAGTGTATGCTCCTATAACCATAGAAGTGTAAGTAGGTATAGCTGAAGTCTGACCTGAGTTTGTAGACCATAGTACTCCATCTCTATATATATTCATAATACCGGTACTTACATTTTTTGTAAATACCCAGTGGTGCCAACCTAGTACTTCGTTACCTGCATACTTATAGTTACGGTTAAAAGGATGTCCACAGTCCCAGTAGATGTTACCATCTGACCAGGGTAGGTGAATATTAAAGCTCTGATCTGAACCGTTATGAGACCCTGCTATAACAGAAGAGCTTCTAATTTCATCTCCGTAATTTACAATCTCTACTGTTACCTGGCTTCCTGCCGGTACTACTTTTGAAGCATGTGAGGTCAACTGTATGTAATCATTTGTACCATCGAAGACAAAGCTTCCTCCTCTACTTGGACTCCACTGTATTCCGTTTACAAGCTCTCCAAGGGCGTAGGGGCCGGCTGGGTTTCGAGTGGCGCCTGCTGGTCCTTTTAGAAGCTCTCTAATTTTAGGTTCAGTACCGTCTACTAGATCTACTCTAGGATCATAAAACTGTAGACGGGTTGTACTATCCCCGCAGTAGTAGTGGTAAGTTCTATGATTAAGAGAAGTCGTAGAAGGACCTGATTTACAGTCGTTGCCGATGTTACATCCGTTTATACCGCCTACTTTTTGACCTCCGTTCTCAACAGTCCAAAACCCTGTATCCGGGTGGCCGGCTGAGCTATTATAAGTATACGGGAAACAATGTCCTACAACTAAGTACCACTGATTTTGAGTTAAACCTCCAGCTCCGCCACAATGCCAGTATGGGTTACATTCCTCTCCTCCGTCTGATAATCTTAATACGCATTGTCCGCCGCCGTTTGTACCCAGGTAAAATGTTCCGCCGCCTGTACTAGAGGTTCTCTTAACCCATACGGAAGTTCTATAAAGTTTTGTATTATCTATACCAAACCCGTCAGCGTTCCATCCGCCGTCGGCGTTGCCATCGCCGCTTGCTCTTGTTTCCCAGACGATAGCATTATTCCCCCAAGGGTCTGTACCCCAGACTCTTTCGTTTTCGTTAGTATTTCCGTTTTGAGAATATCCCGATGCTCCGCCGGATCCTAATCCCCATGACGACATGTTTTTAAAAGTAGACCAGCGAGTAATAGTATTGGTGTCTGCTGCATCTAAAGCAAACGCTAGGCTGGTTGCTAGGCTATTCCTAGGTCCGGACGATGATCCCATGTTATAGGCTGGCTAAAAATTCTTCGGCTTGTTCCCGGGTCGGGAAAGCTCCTATAGGATTTCCATTACGTACATAAGCAACTAAAAAGATAGTAGCTTGTCCGGTTCCTAATTCAAAAATTTCAGGTGTCATAGTCCAAATCTTGTTTTAATCAAAGAATAATTTCTTGCAACTTCGGTAGCAGATAAAGCTCTATTATAAACTCTAAATATAGCAAAAGCACCTCTGTACAGGGATCCTCCTCCACTATATGTTCCTAATGCGTATCCGTTAGATCCTCTACCCATGCCACTATTGTGGAAATTATAATTAGAAGTTCCTGAGTTGTATGCTCCGTTTATGTAGGTTTTAAGATCTCCGGTAGTGTTATCCGTAACAGTATTTTTAAATACCCATGTAAAAATATTCCAAGTATCATTACTCCAATACCCCATACCGCCGGGGTAAGCCCCGCTAGGACTATCGGGGAAGTAGTGAGATCCCATACAGGAACCGTGGCAGTAGAACATTGGGCCGTAGTTACCATTAGCGCCCATTGATAAAACACCGTAAGAGCCGCCCTGGTCTAAGCCATTATGGTAGAACATTAACTCTAATGTAAAATCTGACCATCCCCCTGTTAGTGTTGTATTACCAATCCAGTCACTTGTTCCATCTAAGTTTACACTCGGTACTCCTTTAATAGTTTCAAAAGTACATCCTCCGTATAAAGTTGCATGGTGTCCATTTCCTGAGGTATCGTACCAGACTGTGTCTTGAGTTGAACCATAAGGGGTAAAAGTACCGCTAGAGGTAAAGGTATGAAACGATACTCCATTAGAAAAAGAATAAGTTCCTCCTGTAGCTGCTTGAGGTCCGTTGTAACGAACAATTACAATTCCTGAACCCCCTTCTCCTCCTTTGTTGTTGGCGTTGTAGTGAGATCCTCCTCCGCCTCCACCTCCGGTATTAGCTCCTGCGTTACCTCCTGGCTGTTGATTACCTAATCCGCCATTGCTGCCGGCATTCCTGCCGTTAGTATCTCCAAACCCTACAGTGTTTCCGTTTCCACCAGCTGCTCCGCCTCCTCCTCCTCCGAGCCCGCCGTCGCCGCCCTTGGTTCCGGAGTAGCAAGAACCGCCTCCACCGCCGCTGTAGTAGTAAGGACTCATTCTTGATATAAGAATCCCAGGACCTCCGTGGCCGGCGTTACCGCTAGGAGCAACGTGACCTGGTCCACTAGTACCTCTTCCTCCGGCTCCTCCGCCGCCTCCTGACCAATGGTCGTCGGCACCTGTAGTCGGATTACCGGAGTTCCCGCCCGGATATCCCTGACCTACAATATTGTTTGTATCAACGTACCGCTCTCCTCCGTGAGTGTATGCTGAACATCCTCCTCCGGATGCTCCTGAACCTCCTATACCTGAATTTGGAGTGTATCCGTAGTATGAGCTTGCTCCAAATCCTCCTCCTTTTGCAGTTAAGTTTCCAAATACTGAATCGGATCCGTTGGTTGCTGAGATAGTGAATTGGTGACTGTTCGGTTGCGGACCTGCTCCATCGGTTCTGTAACCGCCATTGCCTGCTGGTGCTCCGAAGCCTCCAGCTCCTACAGTGACTGTGATGCCTACACCCGGGGTGACTTTGTAGTTAGGGTCGTAAAGCACTCCGCCGCCGCCTCCACCACCGCCCATATCCATACCACCGCCTCCGCCTCCGCCAACGACCATAACTTCAACTGATCTTACGGTCCGGGCTGATGTTAGGTCAGCAGCATCGAGATTCAGAATAAGCCCATCTCTTTGTATCTGTGGATTGCTTGAAAACGCCATTCTTTTTTCTTTATAAATAGGACGGCGCCTTAAGGTGTTAGAGTTTTCCTAGCATGTAATCCTGAGCTTGCTTGGTTTTATCGCAAGTATTCTTCATTAATTCGATAGTCTCAGGGTCAATAAGCTGTGGGTGAACCCACCAATCCTCGTAACTACTATTCTTATCTACCGAAATGTTAGTTACTAAAAGTTCGTATCCTTTCTCTTGCAGATACTTTCTAGACTTGTCTCTATAGGTTTTTGTAGAGTCGTAGTAGTAATCATGCTCATAGGTAATTACTGCAAATCGATACTCATCAAACGGTATAGCTTCTAGGATAGCGTAGGTATTGTACTCCGGGTCGCAGTCAAGCTGTAGGAAATCAATATCCTTTCCTAGATCTATCTTGCGTAGGAAGTCTCTATAGTCGGTGGCTACTGCATCCTGGCAGTATACCGGGTTTTTCCTAGCAGCTTTAAACTTATCAGTCACTGCCTGATCAATATCAATTGATGCTCCTTTCCATCCGTAGGATTCTTCCAGAAGAGCGGTATTGTTGTTGTGGTGAGGATCTCCTGATCCAATCTCCAGGTAGGTTCCGTTCTTTTTACCTTTCAGTGCTGCTAGCACAAACATATCCTGGTAGGCTTGTGCAAAATTCTTTTCAATCTTTTCAGATCCTGGGAATTTATATTTAAGTTCCGGGTGCTGTTCTTTAGTATACGGGGTGATTGGGAATAACTCTCCTTTGAGTTTAATGATATTATCTCTAGTAACATTTGCGAATAAGTCACTCATGTAGTAACTGTCCATGATCCAGCGCAGCATACCTCTTGATTCATCGCATTTACCAATCCACCAAGCCGAAACTGCTTTTTGGAAATAGAGAGCGTACTCTGCCGGGTACTCTACATCGGTTACTAGTGAACGATACTCATGCTTGATAAACTGCAGACCGGTACAGGCGGTTGTATAGCATTCCTGCCATTTTTGCTCACGTTCGTAGTACCGGCTGAGGAGGAAGTAACCTTCCGGACGGTCCGGACGAACGGAAATAGCATGCAGAAGTTGTCCGGTGGCAGAATGCTTACGTTCTTTTTGCTTATTAATGTTTAAGAAGTTACGAAGCAGGCATTCATACTGCAGATCTTTATCGGTTGTAGTTTCAGCAACTCGTAAGTAAAAGGATAGAGCGGCAGCAATCTGACCTCTTATGTCGTATTCGTACCCGATAAGAAAATTTACACCTGGATCTCCTGGAGATTGTATAAATGTCTCAATCGCTTTTTGTAAATTACTGTCCATCTATAAAATCTTGTATAACTTTCTTAGGAGTTTTTAAAATATACGCAGTATTATCCTGAAATCCAAAAGTAATGAGGATATCTCCCTGGTATTCTGCAATCCCGCAGGTAAATTCTACGTGACCGGTCAAGTATTTAAACTCTTTTGATATCTTAACAAGATTCCAGTCTTTATCCCAAACCAAGAACCGGTGGTAGTAGTGACAGTCTTTATTACCTACTTCGTTATACCACATATCTACTTCGTGGGTAACAGTGATGTAACCGCCTTCCCAAGGAATGACCTGAGAACCTCCTCTAAAATCTCGGTAACCTTGTAGGTAGTTTTGACTCTGATGGATAATCTTGCTTGATTTTGTTGCAAGATCTACTTCTACTACTTCGGTAGGATTGCTCCATTTTACAAACCTAAAAGGCTGGTCAATGATCGGCATCCAGTTCTTCTCGCAGTATGAATTCGGATCACTAGGAGGTTCGATTCGGGTACGGGACAGTTCCTTTACTCCGTCCTCGTATTCTACTACTTCGCTAAATTCCATTCTACCCTCTCCGTTGGTCTTGGTATCTCTTCGAACACCAATTAGGTAGAGTTTATTATCCCATCTTACTACTCTAGCATCTTCTAGCCCGATAAAATCCCAGACCGGGGTTACATCCAGTCGGGAGGTGTCTACTTTACTGCCCTTAACAAGGTTGAGCTCTTGATCTAAAATGCATAGATAGTTGATCGTACGTAGCTTTAAGTCGTCTTCAGGATGCATGTAAGTCATGGGTCCCCAACGGCTATGAAACTCTTTACGGCCTTCGTTATGGTAGAGGTTGTACTGTACGTGACGTAGGTTCACTAGAATCCTATCTCCATCAATGTAGACTGAGGGGTTGCATAGTCCTGTTCCTTCGGTGTACTCGGCCGGTACAAGCAGAGGGCGGATTATTCCTCCTGCTTCAATAACCCTTTTTACAAAATTAATTTCCATCTACTGCTTTAATAATATCAGCTATATTAAAAATCTCATCCGGACTTTCGTAAGGACATTGAATAGCTGCTCCGTCAAAAGAATAATCGAAAAGATACGAATTAATTAGCTTAGGAGCAAACTTAGGAGGGCTTGCTTGAATATTTGTATGTAGATCGTATCCAAATACTTTAGGAGATGTTCCTACCCACATCACGGTAGATGGTAGATTGAAAGCAGCTGCAGCGTGCTGTAAGCATGAATCTATAAGGATTCTTTTTTCTGAAGCTGCTAGAACTGTCAACAGTTCAAAGTTTGATAGAGGCTGGTAGATTGCTTCTGCACCCGGAATAGCTTCTCTTTCACTCCTACAGATCTGAATTACATGGTAGTCTTTGGAGTAGTGCTGTACCAGTAGGTTTGAGATAGCTGGCGGAATATCTCTAGTCCAGCTATAAACCTGCTGATCTTCTAAGGGACCTCCTCCGGTTTGAATCACTATTACTGGTTTCTCTCGTCTCCAGGCATTGGCAAATCTCTTCTGTACCAGGTTCAGAAAAAGCACCGGCTTTTGTTCGGTATATTCTAGTCCTAGAAGTTCACACCAGCTTTTGATAATATGCTGCTCTTTCTGGATGTGTCCATTCTGGAAGTATCCTTCATGGCGGAATACTAATGTATCTTTATCTTCGATATAATTCTGATAGAAGTACGGAGTGTTGCCTACCGGGTATACTCTCTCTACTTCCGGGAAATTCAAGAAGATTTCCGGGTAAGAAACCACCAAAATAATCTTACGGTCGGGATATGTCTGTTTAATGGAGGAAAGCAGCGATGTAGCTGCTATGTTTTTACCCAGTCCGCCTTCAATGTGCCAGACCAGGTACTTATCCTTCCCTTGATAACCTGCTTTCATATTAAAACTATTTTAAGACAGCAAGCTGTCTATTACTTAAAGACTCCCTGAAGTAGATACTAGAGTCCAGTCACCTACTGCTAATCCAAACATATTAGGAACGTTCTCTAGGGTGTAGTTTAGGTGAGCGTAAACGTGCTTGGCGTACTGACCTGTCATTCCGGCCGGGTAAGTCAATGACTCGTAGTAAGTGTTCCATTCGTCGACTGGAAGTACTAAACGAGTTTGGTTGATACCAAGCGGGTTTTGAGAGGTATAGTTAACAAAGACTATACCGTTAAGGGTAACGAAAGAGTCACCAGGCATGTTGTGGGTGGGGTCTACGTAGATAGTCTGGTTAGCAATTAATACTAACGAAGAAGTTGCCTGTGTTACGGCATCGTAGATAACCGGACGATTTGAAAGTAGGTGGTAAGCCATATTAGTGTTTATATCTTATAAATATAGTTAAACTCTCTTAGATTTTGTACTCGAAAGCATCATAAAACCATTGGTAGTTATCGGTGATTAACTGACAGCCGGTTGGTCCTAAGATTTCCTTATAGTCTTCTTTCACCGGCTCTATTTTATTTTTAATTTTGTGATCTCCAAACACTCCCCATACCTTGTCATCTTCGTAGGTAAGCTGTTCTACGTTATTAAAGTCATGCTTGTAGTGTGGTAGCTCTAAGTACTCGTAGATTCTTTTTAGTTCACGGTCTGGGCTGGTTGTAAGGTCTTCAAACTTAATAAAAAGTACATTTTCGTGAGTACCTTCTAGCAGGGATTGGTAGATTCGGTCCATAACCGGTCCGATGGGTACTGTATTAGACCAGTGTACTATTCTCTTGTCGGTTGTAGTGCCTGTTAGATCTGCCCAGTTTAAGATTCCGTGTTCAATCTGAGGATTTGCTCGGTATTTCTTTTCCATAGAAGCATAAACTGCTCTAGGATCTCTAATCATAGAGATAATCTTGGGATTTTCGTCAAAGAACTTGAGGAAGTTATATTCACCTGACCATCCTCTGCATTTATCCATTACGTATGGACGGTCGGTAATAGCTTCAAAGTATCCGTGAACCGCTCCTTTGCAGTAACCCTTCCAGGCTTTTTCCATAGTTTCAGCATCCTGGGCTTTAACTTCTGGACTGGTTGAGTAGATGGTTCGTGCGTTGTATAAGAAGTCAAATACTCCTGAGGTAGGAGTAACGTATAGGTCAGGGTTCTGTCCTAAAATGTTTTGAATGAGTGTAGATCCGGCTCGAGGCATCGAGCTATTGTACATAACTTTTTTTACCATAATATTATCCTATATAATCTTCTCCGGCTACAATAGCGTCGTTGAGGGTTGTGAACTGTTCGATAGTTAAGGCATTTGTAAACCATGTCTGAGACATAAGTCTCTTAAGGTGGCCTACATTACGAATAACGTAAGTTTTTCTTTCAAAAACATTTGAACTGCTTAATCTATCATCAGAGGGATCAATTACCCCTGTAACTAGCTTATTAAGCAGAGTCGCTACGCTTAGAGCATTGGTTATAGCAGTTGTGACTTGGTCTGACATACGATCTGTTTTTAATTAATATATGAAACTAAATGTTAAATTCCAACTTTAAGTTTAAGAGCTTGTGTTCTTTCATCAAGTTCTTGAATAGCTTTAGTTAAAGGTGCTATAAATTCAGCATAGGTGATACGGTAAGCATCTTGACTTTCAGTGTAGCCTAGTCCTGAAAAGTCTGTAATCTCTAATTCTTCAAGTGCCTGTTTTACTTCCTGTGCAATGAATCCATAATCTTTTCTAGCAACAGCTAATGTACCGTCTTTTTGTCCGTAAGGAAAATTACATTCACGAACATAGTTTTCTCTGTTATCGAAATTAAAGCTTACCGGTCTTAATTTCTTAATAAACTGTAGTCCTGTCTTACAGGTTAAGGGAGTAATATCCGTCTTATCTCTAGCGTCTGAGAAGTATGACCAGCCGCCCCATACACAGTTATCGACATTATTGCTTGAACCGCCCCACACCATGTGACAGTTAGCTGAAACAGAAGTGTTGGTTCCAATTACTACAGTTCTGTTTAGGTTTGAAGAATAAGCAGCACAGAATCCTATTACTGTGTTCTGTACACCGCCTGTGTTGCATCTACCTGCTCTAAATCCGATAAAGGTATTTTCAGTTCCTGTGGTGTTACATGCTGCATCTACTCCAATGAATAGGGCATTATCGGCGTTAGCACATCTACCGGCATTTACCCCTAGAGCTATACTCTGTACGTTGGTTGAACCTCCATCAAAAGCAAATGAACCTATAGCAACGTTATGACGGCCGCTTGTAGCAGCACGCTGTGCTCTCTGTCCTACGGCTGTGTTTTGGTAGCGGTTTCCTGATCCATTAAAAGCACAGAAGCCTATACCTACATTACTTACGTTGTAGTTAAATTCCCCGGCTCTTGCTCCTGCAAAAGCACTATAACTAGTATTATTAATTCCTGATCGGTATCCTGCCAGGGTTGCGTAGTTGTTGGTACTGTTGCCGGCATATCGGCCAAAAGCGGCTGTTTGAGATTGATTACCTGCTGCTCTACCAAAGCGGAAGCTATTAACTGTAGATTGTTGTAAAGATGCCATATTATACTGCTAGTGCTTCTAAGGTTTCTAATCTCTGAGCGGTCTGTTGTACAGCTTTTGCAAGAGGTGCTATCATATCAGCATAAGATAGTCTGTATCCATCTTTTTCTTCGTTGTAACGAAGTGCTTCGAAGGTAGTCCCAAGACTGTCTGTGAGTTGCTTCATTTGCTGGGCGATAAATCCGTATGATTTTTTAGGACTGGTTAAAGTACCGTCTTTTGTACCGTATTCAAATCCGCATCTTTGGACGTACCTATCCCTGTAATCCCAGTTAAAAGAGACTGTGTCTAGATTACGAATAAAATCTAAACCTAATTTATTATCTAGGTTTTCGATATTTGTTTTATCTCTGCAGTCCGATACATTAGTCCATGCTGCTGCTACGCCGTTATAGTTTAGACTACTACTCCCCCAGGCTGTATGTCCTACACAGTTACGAGGGTTTGAATTTTCTCCTACACCTATAGTACAGTTGACTGAGGTTGAACAAAGATTAGCTCTCCATCCTATTCCGATGTGACAGCCTCCGGAAGATATGTTGTTAAGTGCGTTACAACCTATTGCTACATTACCATTACCGGTAGATAATCCAAGTGCGCCGAAGCCTATACCTACGTTACAAGAACCTCCTTGTAGGTTGCATCCAGCACGTGCACCTATTAATACGTTAGAAACTCCTGTGGTTACGTTACATCCTGCAAAAGCACCGACCATGGTGTTAGAGCCTCCTACAGCGTTTCTTGCAGCCATATAACCAACGGCTGTTAGGTTGCTGCTTGTCATAAGGTACCCTGCAAAAGCTCCGACGGCTGTGTTACATAGTCCGGATGAATTAGCTGTTAGTGCAGCAAAGCCAATAGCTGTATTGCGGTTACCTGTAGAGTTATTGTATAGTGCTAGTCTTCCAATAGCGGTATTGCAGTACCCGGTGCTGTTGTTTTTCAAAGCTTCAAATCCAAAAGCAGTATTACTTATACAGTTACCGCCGCCTCTTGAGGCGCAGACTGAGTTAGCGTTAGCAAAACTTGCAAATGTAGCCATATTAAGAGTTCAGTTGAGCTTCTATTAAATCTAAATCGTTGTTGATCTCTTGCAGAGCCTTGGTAAGACTCGCAACCATATCCAGGTAGTTAACCGTATACTGGTCCCGGAAAGTATCGTGGGAGATAGCATCAAATTTTTCTCCTACAGACCTAGCTGCAAAGTCTAACTCTTGAGCTAAAAATCCATAGTGTACTTTATCTTGTTTTAAAGTTCCATCTTTTACTCCGTATTCGAAACCGCATTGATTTACGTACTTCTCTCTGTTGTCCCATTTGTACTTAATAGGGTTAAGTTTACGTATAAAGTTAAGTCCTAGATTAGTTAACGGCTGGATATTTGTTTTATCTCTACAGTCTGAAACGTTATTCCAGCTGGTATATATACAGTTACAGATATTGTTTTGATATCTTCCTATTGAGCTTTGACAGCTTACTCCGTACCCGTTGTGCTGGTAGGCATACCATCCTACATGCAGATCAAAGTTTGATCCTCCTAGAAATCTTCCCGTGTAGAATCCTACTAGAGTAGCGAGATCTCCTGTAGTGTTGTACTGTCCTGCTCTTGAAGATAGTACTGTGAGAGTGGCTCCTCCTCCGTTTTCTTTAGCATTAAACCCTACTGCTACGCTACCTCCGGATAGACTGACCCCTGCTCGGTGTCCTACTGAAACTGCATAGTTTCCGCTATAGTAGCCGGCCTGAAATCCAATAGTTACAGTACATTCATCAGCATATCTTCCAGCCTGAGCTCCGATATGAGTTCCACCGGCATATCCTCCGACATTAAATCCTGCTAATCTACCTATGCCGGTATTTTTAGAGTTATTAGAGGAAGCGAGAGCTTGAGCACCAAAAGCAGTATTGCATCCTCCTGTGGACTTGTTGTTTAGGGTGTTGTACCCAAAGCCTGTATTGCAGGCTCCTGAAGATATACTAATTAAAGAGTTAACTCCGAAAGCGGTATTAGATACTAAAGCACTATTACCTCTTCCGAACTTTAAACTATTAACTGTGGATGCTTGTAAAATTGCCATACTACTTAGCTTCTAATTTAGTTACTCTTGCAATAAGGTTACTAATCATTAGTTCTTGCTGTTCAACTTTTTCACTTAGTTCCTTAACTGCCTCTACTAGGACAGCTGTCATACGCTGGTAGTAGACGCTGTCTACTTCTCCGTCCTTGTACTGTATTAGTTCTGGGAAGGTCTTGTGTACTTCTTCTGCTATAAATCCGATCTGTCTTCTATCTTCTCCTTTTCTCATAAAGGATACACCTTGTACGCTTTTCAGAGATTGTAAAGAAGATGATAAAGCTAAAATACTTTCCTTGTATTTTAATGCAGAAGATTCTGATAGTGCAGCAACAGTTAACGTAGTCCCATCAAAGGTCATGTTACCACTACCGGCTGGGTTATTAGATCCGTCCTTGTATACTACCTGGTTAGCAGAACCTGCTACCGGGCCAGTTGAACCAGTTATACCTTGAATACCTTGAGTAGCAGAACCGGTAGTACCTTGAATACCTTGAGTAGCAGTACCAGTTGTTCCTTGGATACCTTGAGTGGCAGTTCCTGTTATACCTTGAATACCTTGAGTAGCAGTACCAGTTGTTCCTTGGATACCTTGAGTGGCAGTTCCTGTTATACCTTGAATACCTTGAGTGGCAGTTCCTGTTATACCTTGAATACCTTGAGTGGCAGTTCCTGTTATACCTTGAATACCTTGAGTGGCA